GGGTCGGCGCGTTGGGCTGCGGTATTTATTCTCAACCAATCTCGCCTAGGCGGGACAGACCTTTTAGGATGATGTTATGAGTTACCCGGTTTTTGCTAGTGGCGACGTGCTGAACGCCAGCGACATGAATGGTGTCGGTATGTGGCTAGTCAAGACACAGACCATTGGCACAGCGGTTTCTAGCGTGACGGTTACGGGAGCGTTCTCGGCTGACTACGAAAACTATCGAATTGTCGTCAGCGGTGGGTCTGCAAGTGCAGACGGCGGCCTAACTATGACGCTTGGCTCAACTGCTGCTGGTTACTACTACTCAATGATCTACTCCAACTACACAGGCGGCAGCGCTGTGGCGGCAGTAAACAACGGCGCAGCGTGGACAAACGCAGGCACGTTTACAACTAACGCAAACACGGTGGTGATGGACATTCTCAGGCCGTTTGAGAGCGACCAGACGGCCATTTGTGGCACCTACATTGGGGTAAACACGGGCGGTGTAAACGGTCAGTACGGCGGCTATCTAAACAACACGACTTCATACACGGCGTTTACTTTGGCAACTACGGGTGGCGCAACTATGACAGGAGGAACTATCCGTGTCTATGGATACCGAAACTAACCGACCCAAAATCCAAATCGACGACCTAGTTCGCGAAATGACAGACGAGGAGTACGCAGAGTATGAAACGCGCAATGCTAATGCTGAGCCTTTGCCTAGCGCTGAGTAGTTGCGCCGACCGCGTACGCGAAAACTGCGACACAACCCGTGCCGACGGCCTACTAGAAAGACGATGCCCATGAAACCAGAAAACCGCCTAACCAACGAAGAAATAAAAGCCCGACTTATACTCATCGTCGGCATCGCACTATCGTTTTCATTCGTTGCAGCAATCGTCTCGCTGATCTACGGCCTGCTATTCGTCACCCAGCCACTCGAGCAAGCACCCAACGACGCCGAAGCATGGGCTGTGCTGTCACCGATGCTGATGACCCTTGCCGGTGGACTCATCGGACTTCTTGCAGGCAACGGCCTAAAGGACAAGCCGAAGGACCCGCCAAGTGCCCCGTAAATACCCCTTCTACCCTTCTTGGAACGGCAAAAAAGCCAGCCCTGTGCTCGAGCAGTTTGTCAAGAACATGAAAGCCCGCTGGGGTTTTAGCAACCTAGGCATCTACGCGAACCGCACTATGCGCGGCTCCGAGAACCTGTCAGTCCACGCCACAGGATGGGCTTGCGACGTGGGTTACACCGACCGCAAGATCGGCGTCGCCGCTTTCGACTGGCTCATCGCCCACACCAAAGAACTACGCATAGCCGAGATTCACGACTACGCCTACAAAGACCCAAAGCAGTCTAAGGCGTGGGGTCGGGGCTACCGATGCTCACGCGGTGAAGGCGTCAAAGGCATCAAGATCTTCAACTCGGAAGACAACGCTGGCACACCCGGCGGTAAATGGCTTCACGTTGAGATTGAGAACAGCTGGAAATCTGCTGAGGAGTTTCAAGCCGCTTGGAAGGCCATTCCGAAGCCATAAGGACGCTGGCACCGCTTGGATACGGTGACGGCTAGCGGGTGGGGTTGTTGGTTTCTCCCCGGCTCCACCCGCGATTTCGCAATGCTTGACAAGTCTGTAAACATCTGTTTACACTGATGTCACGCCGCCAAGGGCGCACACAAGGAGAAACACAAATGCCAGTAATGGACGACTTCCATTCACAGATACTCGAGGGATATTGGCAGGGCCTTTGCTCGTATGAGATTGCCGCAGAGCTGGGCGCTGACCCAGTTATTGTTGCCCGCATTATTGACGACTTCAATACGTTGGGATTCTGAGCAATGACACCATTCGATGACCTGCCACTGTTCCGCAACACCGACCCGCAAGGATCTGTAAACGGAGCGAAGCACATCACACCAAAGCGCGGCTCACAAGCTATGCGCTTACTCGCCATCTACGCCCAAAACCCGATTATGGGTTTGACCGACGAGGAAGCATCGTCGCAGGCTGGCATCCTGCACGGCTGGAAGCGTTGCGCCGACCTACGCCGCATGGGCTTCATCGAGCCCACAGGCACCATGCGCCCAACCGTGGCACAGGTAAACGCTATGGTCTGCCGTATCACCCAGCAAGGTCTCGAGGCACTAAAGTGATCCACGCAATAGTCTCATGGGTCGGATTCGGCATAATCGTGTTTACAACCGTCTTAGTCATTTACGTCGGTATGACAGGTGAGAAGTGATACCTGTTTACGGCTGGCTTCCGTTATGGTCGGAAGATAAGAAAATACTGGTGCAGGTGTTTACATCTGCGGACGGCCTGATCGAGCGAGTGACAGTCAACCACCGACTGTCAACCAACTTGCCGTGGGGGCCATCTATTGAGGTTTCAGAGGATTGCTCAAACGAATTATGTGCATAGCACTCATCACCACTGCATTATCGGCAACACCATCCAAGGCGTACGGCGAAGAGCTGGTCATGGATTGGCGGTTCTACCGTCGGCTAGCCATGTGCGAAACAGGCGCAAACGTCAACCACTCTACAAAGTCGTATACATCTATGTACGGCATCTCTCGGGGTGTGTGGCAGGCTTGGTCTAACCGGTCATCGGCTGCGGGTCTTACCGCACTTCAACAAGCTCGAGTGGTGGACAACATCGCTTTCGAGGGTCACTGGTCTCGGGGTGTTTACAAGCACCCTGTCGGGCCGTGGGGTTGGGGTGTTGTAAAGTCCAACTGTCGAGGCCTACAACAGCTGCTATGCCAGTCGAAGCACCCGCTGGTGCAACGCTGGAAACGTAACTGCAAATAACACAACAACATTGGGAGAAACAATGAAAACGAAAGTCATCTCGTTCCGTGTTACGGAAGATGAATACAACGCGCTTGTTTACAACGCAAGCACAATCAAACTGAGTGTCGGCGCTTTCGTTTGGGTTTCGCTTCGGGCGACAGTTGAACTGTCTAAACAAGCCTTTGCGAAAGAGCAAAAGCGTCTGGAGAATAAAGCCAAGCGCGTCGCTAAAAAGGCAGCTGCTAATGGCGCTCAGTGACGAACAACTAGCCAAGCGCTTGCTCAACCTAGCCACCGACGCTCACCTATCAGGCAACTACGTTGCCCACCTATGGCTTAGTCAGGCTGCGGCACGCATCATGGAGTTAGCCAACTGTTGGCACCCTTCAATGGGACACAGCGATGGAGTAAACCTTGGGGAATGGGAAACAGGCAAATGATTGACCCAACTGACTACCGAGTGAAGCACACCATCGTGGGCCTGATTCTTGGCACGTTGAACAAGAGCTGTAGTTGCCACCGTTTACAGATCAGGTGCTCGAGGTGCTACCTGCTTGACTCCGTTGAGGAAACATTGCCAGTGTTCTACTTTGAGGCGAAAAGCATTTACGACCGAGTCATGGAAGTAACAGGGGAGGACGACTAATGGGTTTCAACCTTGACGATTATGAGCCAGTGGCGGCGCGACTAGATCGCTGGTTAGAAAACCGCTACAGCGGATACATGGCAAGCACCAACGACTATCCACGCGTGATAACTCAAATGATTAGCGAACCCGGTGCAGACATTTGCGTAATGCGAGCAGAGTTGTGGTTAGGTGAAATGTTGATTTCTACTGGCTATGCGGAAGAAGTGCGCGGTGCTGGCAACGTAAACAGGACAAGCCACGTTGAAAACGCAGAAACTTCCGCTGTGGGTCGTGCGTTGGCTAACGCTGGAATGGCTGGCTCCGATGTAAACAAACGGCCGTCCCGTGAGGAGATGAGCAAGGTGCAGCGCATGAGCCAAGGCACCGACGCCCGTATGCCATCTGTGCAGGTCACCCAGCCCGCAGGCACAGCATCCGACAAACAAATCGGGTTCGCTAAGTCACTGCTAAAGAAGGCTGGGCATCCGTACCCGCAAGGGCTTGAGTCAATGGACAAGCGTGACATGACGGCGCTTATTGACGCGTTGAAGGCTGGCACTTACACGCCACCTGTAAACACTGGCGAGGAACCGTTTTAGTGGTTGACTTCATTCAGTTCGTGTGCACTTGCTCGCTGATGTTCATTCTGGGCGTCTGGTTCGGAGGGTCCAATGGGCGAAGTAAGTGAACGCATCTGGCAAGACACCGTCGAGCATTTAGCAAAGATGAACGGCTGGCTTGTGTTTCACCCGACACCGCATCAGGTGCGTCCGGGTGTGTTCCGCAGCGACGGCCAAGGCTTCCCCGATCTAGTGCTAGCCC